TGCAAGCGTGGCTGCTCGAGCGGGAACGAAGCTGAATCCGCGCGCCGTCGACGAACGTTTTAGATTCTGGACATCGGGCGACCAATAGCCGTTTCGTTCGATTGCTCAATTGTCATGATGGAAAGTTGGTAGTGATGATCCTGCATGAGCTGTGGCTGATTCTGCGCCCCTACACCATTCTCGGCGGCCTCTTATCGGCTGGATACGCCGTGTGGTTTTGGGGCTGGGTCGCTGGGCAGAACTCAGGAGAAACCAGCGTTCTGGGATCTTTTCATGGCCGTTGGCGGCGAGGGGAATTCAGAAAAGGCGACGCAAAAGAGATTATCGACGAAGAGGCTCTTGCGCGTGGGTACCATCTGGATAATTACGGACTCGCCAATCGAATCCAATTCAGAGCAAAGAGTAAGTCGGCCAGTGGTGATCAGTGCGAAAAGTGTGGTGCAGCCATCGAAATTAATCGCCCGTACTGCGGTCAGTGTGGAGTCCGTAGAGCCAGAGCAAGATTCTCGTTGACACTCGTCTAAATATTTTCGTACCCTACGCCCGAGCCTGTCAGCTCTGTCCTTGATCCCGCGGAGTCTGAGAATGAAGACACGCGGCGAGTCCGAAGCACCTACCAGTACTACAAATCCGCCCAAATTATCTTCACGGGTTGCCCGTATATTCCATGGAGCGCCGGGGCAATCTTTCGCAATGTCGGATGGCGGTCGATACACCGTCGCCAGTGACGGCGCAATGGTTCGCAGAAATCGGAAGTCCATCTCCAAAAAGCAGCGCAACAAACTGAAGCGCGATTCCCGGAAGGGAAGTGATGCGTGAAGGAAACCCTTGCGGTCTGCCCGTGCGGGTCCAAGCCGCTCATCGAAGGCGACGAAATCACGAGAGCCGTGATCGTCGAATGCAGGTGCGGTCGCATGGTCGGCGGCAAGAACGCGCCCGAAGCCATTCGAATGTGGAACGCGGCGATCGCGACGTTCAGGACGGTGCGGGCCGATGGCTGATTCTCCGGCACCCAAGTATTTATCCGCAGCCCAGGTGGCGAAGCGATACGGCCTCACCACAAATTGGGTCTATGGCTGCCGGTCACTTCCGAGACGAAAGGTCGGGAAGTACTTGAGGTTTTTGGAATCAGAACTCGAAGAATGGGAGAAACGGCAGGCTCCATCGTCGCGAGTCTACGGTTTCCATATCTTTGAATCCACGCCGGTTATCGGTAAGCCGCGCGTTAAAGGCGTGCTCGCGGAAGGTGAAGAGGAGGTCAAACCCTTTGAGCTATTATTTGATTCCGAATAATCCATGTCGCATAAGATCTGCCTCACTGGACGACAGGAGTGGCCATGGAGAAGTATAAGCCTATCCCACCGTTCACGGAAGATCAACTCCGAAGCCTCTGGTCACTGATCGATCGGCGCGGTCCGGACGAATGCTGGCCATGGCTCGGCGGCACCACGCGCGGCGTTCGCGGTGGTGGCCGATACGGCCTTTGGGAAATCAGAGCTGCCGGTAAAACATTCAGGCTCCGTCCGCACCGTGTCGTCTTCACGCTATTAAGTGGCCCCATTCCGGAAGGCCTGACGCTCGACCACGTCAAAGAACTCTGCACGAATACCCTTTGTTGCAATCCGTCCCACCTGGAGCCAGTCACCCAGTCCGTCAATTCCATGCGCCGCACTGGCGCAACGGAAACGATCTGTGCCGGAGGGCATCCCCGCGAGCAAGGGAAGCGATGCAAAATTTGTCACCGCGAAGCCTGCCGCCGTTACAACGCCAAAATTCACCACGAGAGGAAATCGGCATGAAACCGATTCCCCACAACCCTAGGAGACTGAGATGCAAACCAACGATTACGCCCCCGCCTCGCACTACCTGAAGCACACGCGCATTGTCCAGTATGACCCGCGATTTGACCACATGCGGAGTAGGGACTCGCTGAAGCGGCCGCGCGTCAATCCCATCGCGTATGTCTTCTGGGCGCTGGTACTGGTCGGCGGGTATGCGCTGGTGCGGCTGGCGAGATGAGTCTTAATCCGCTCGCTGGTCTAATTATTCCGTCTGCCGATGACATTGCCGAAAAAATCATGCGGTGGATCCCGAATCGCAGTATTGACCTCGGCTCTCCCATTGAACGCGAGCGCCTTCGTAACTTTCTCAAGAAGGCAATCCAGCCTGCCTTAATGGAGACCGAATCGGCGCTGCTCTTGAGCCAGCAAAAGGCCACGAGACATGTGTTTTCTCTGATGAATGACCCCGGCTATCAGAAGAAACGCGAGCATCGACGGATGTCAAAGAAATCTCGGGATCAGCTCCAAAAATCAAAACGGATCATTGATCTGGCCCAATCGCGGAAGATTGGGATTCGCGGAGTTGGCGATGGGAAAGAGAGCATAAATTGACCGACGAAGCCGCCCGACCGCATCGACGCGCCACGATCAATCAAGGCCACGGAAGAGGGCCGCACGAAGACTGAGGAGCAATGCAATTCATCAGGGTTTTGAACTTCGAGAAGTTCCAGCACTACCGGGATCGCAAGCCTCCCTGGATCAAACTTTATCGCGACCTCCTGTCAGACGACAGGCTTTTTGACCTGTCGGAAGCCGATCGGTACCAGCTCGTTGCCATTTTCATCATTGCCAGCCAGCACGACAACAAGATCCCAAACAAGCCCGCATGGCTTCGTAAGGAAATGGCGATAACACGGCCTATCTCATTACAAAGGCTCGTAGATACAGGCTGGATCGAACTCGTGGAGCAAGATGCTAGCACGGCGCTAGCTGCTAGCAGTGCGATAGCACCATGCAAGCAAGAGACTATTGTAGAGACAGAGACAGAGACAGAGACAGAGACAGAGACAGAGGGGGAGGGGAGCGCGGCTTCGCCGCCGCCCCTCGCCGCGGTGCTCTCGCTCGGGGAATCCAAGTTCTGCAAGCTCACCGAAGCCGAACACGAAAAACTGAAGGCAAGACTCAACGGGCGATTACAGCACTACATCGATCGGTTTGACAGATTCGTCAGTGAAGCCCCAGACGCGAAAACCGGAAAAGGAAATCTGCGACGCAAGGACCGTAAGGCATACCAAACGATTTTGAACTGGTCAGAGACCGACGCGAAGGAAGGAAACGGCAATGGACAACACGGCAGCACTCACGGCAATTCGAACCAAAACCGACTCAACCTCCCGTACACTCCACGAGTCCGCGAAGTGTGAAATATGCAGCGATACCGGATTTATTCGCGTGGAAGCCGGCGTGATGCGCTGCGAGTGTCAGAAGCAAAAAGCGCTTCGGCAGAAACTCTCAGCGATTCCGACTCGGTTTCAGGACGCGACATTCGCCAGCTACACGCCCCAGGACTCTCGGCAGCGATCGGCGGTGGCCCTGATGAGCTCCGAGATCACGAAGAGTTTTTTTGCGTTCGGGGAATACCGGCGAGGGAAAACCCATCTGGCCATTTCCCAATACCGGAAACTGGTCGAAATTGAACGATCGTGCGCCCTGTTCAGCATGACGGAATTGCTCGGCGAACTGCGAAAGGCCGAAATAGATTCTGATTATTTCTCGCAAGTGCGACACCGGATCCGGCACGCCGATTCGTTTCACCTGTTCATCGACGACATCGACAAATTCAAAACTTCCGACTTCAAGGCCGAAGCCCTTTTTGACCTGATCGACACGATCTATAAGCGCAATCTCGGGCTGACGATCACGAGCAATTATTCGATTCAGCAACTGGGAGAGTCTGGCCGCCTGGACTGGTCGGTGCTTCGTCGAATCGACGACATTAGCGAGGTTATCGAGCTGTGAGCGCTACTCTTTTCGAAGAACCTTTGGCGCCACCCTCTCCTGCCGGGAGAGGCAGCGTGAAATTCACAGTTTACGGCAAGCCCGTTCCCCAGGGCAGCACACGCGCATTCATCCCGAAGGGCTGGAAGCGTGCGGTAATCACGACTGATAATACGAAATTGAAACCCTGGCGCCAGCAGATCACCGCAACCGCGATCGCTCTGGCAGTTGAGATTCTTCCACGCGAAGTGCCCGTGGTGATGGGACTGCGTTTCTATTTCGAGAAGCCGCCCAGTGCAAAAAAACGCATACGTCCAACTGTAAAACCGGATGTCGACAAGCTGATCCGCGGCGTGCTCGACTCGCTCACTGGTGTGCTGTACGTCGACGACTCGCAGGTGGTTCGATTCAGCTACATTGAGAAACTTTACGGCCTGCCGGAGCGGGTCGAGATTGAGATTGGAGGGCTTTAATGATTTGGGGATTTGCCGAGGAGGTGGCACTCCGGCGCATGGCGGAACGAAATCGTTCGGCCGAGCCAGAGCCGCATGATTTACAGCCTGCATCTGGAATGACTCCCGACCTGCTGGAGAAGATGCTCGCAGAAAAGCCGACTTGTGACGGTCGAATGTGGGTCGGAGACATGCTGTCATTGATCGAGGGCGGACCGGCGCAGAGTGCGATGGTGATCATGACGCAGTTCAATCCAGTCTGGGATAAAACTGCTGAGCGTATGTTTGTCACGGCACCCGAAATCTACGACGTGCGGGGGATGGACTGAATGACTTCCGGAGGCATGATGACACAAAAACAAAAACAGCCTGACGACCTGGTGCGGATCGATTGCCGGATCCCGCGCAGACTTCAGGACGCTCTGAAAGAAACGGCGAAGCGCGAAGATCGGAAATTCCGCATGGTGGTCCAACGCGCACTTGAGAAGGCGCTCACGGAACGGGGTAAAGCCTCATGAGCAAGCTGGGCGATGAAGGCCAGCGCTACGAAGTTCACGCGACGAACCTAAGGGGCAAGGATGTGGTGATCGGGTGGACGAATCGATCGGATGGTGGCGAGATTGTGCGCGCGGTCGGCCAAGATCTTACGTTCGACAAACCGAGAGTTGTCGACCGCTTTCCGGGTATCGAGAAACTCATCGCGCTGCCGTTCAAGGCAGGCTGCCGGAAGTGCGTCGAGCAGATTTACGCTGGCAAGGATGCGTGTTCGTATTGCAATATGCGGTTCAGGAGGCCGGAAAGCGATGGCGAAAAAGCCGGGTAAAACTCCAAAATCCAAAGGCGTGAAAAAGCGTGAACGCAAGCCTACGACGCGCCAGCGGAAGTACGTGAAGAACCGCATGGAAGGGAAATCGGGAGTGTCTGCGGCAATCGACGCAGGGTATTCCGAAACAACGGCGCACAACGCTACGGAAAGAATCGACTCCGCGCCTGCCGTCAAAGCGCTGTTTCGCGTGGCACTGGAAAAGGCTGGCGTGACTGACGAATTGCTGGCTCGCAGAGTCAATCAGGAACTCTATGCGATGGAAACGAAGCTGGCACACTTCAAAGGCCGATTCATTGACCGCGTGCATCTGGTCGATTGGGGGCGGCGTCACGCGGCAGTGGAACTTGCGTTGAAACTCCGCGGCGATCTCACCGAGAAAGTCCAGCACGGCATGGACGAAACCCTTTCCGACCTTATCGCCCGTTCACTGAAGCCAATCCCGGCGTGAGAGTTCTGCAAGTGCCCCCGGGCATGTTTGCCATGTTTGTGGCCGTTCGACGAAACCTATTTCGTGAGGTGAATTATGAAATTCAACAAAGACGTCGTCAAGAGAATGGCTAGGAAACACAATGTTTCCGTCCGCACAGTGCGTAAATATTTAACTGAGGCCGTGAGGCGCGGATTTCTGTCTGAAGCTGGCTTGACAGAAAAAGCGAAAACCATACTGAATCGTCAGAGCGTTTCCGAGTCGTCGTGAGCACTCAGGCTCTCGTCGACGAGCGGCTGCGATACTGGCGTCGCGATCCTGCCGGCGCGATTCAGTTCGTTCGCGATCAGTTCGACGTCGAGCCGGATCCGGATCAGTGCGCTGCGTTGGTTTCCTACCAGAAGAATCCACGAACGGCCATGAAGGCCAGTAAGGGCACGGGGAAAACGTGCACGCTGGCGTGGTGCGCTTGGCATTTTCTGACCGTGTATCAGGACTGCAACGTGGCCGCGACGTCGATCACGTCCGACAACCTGCGCGATGGTCTCTGGAAGGAAATGGCCGTGTGGCAAGCCAAATCTCCGTTCCTGCAGCGCGCGTTCCATTGGGGCAAGGAACGCATCGAGTCGGTGTATCGTCCAGCCACATGGTGGATGGCCGCTCGTACCTGGTCGAAGTCTGCGAACGCCCAGGCACAATCCGAAACCCTTGCCGGACTACATGCCAAATACATCCTGTTTCTGATCGACGAAGCCGGGGGGATGCCGCGGCCAATCATGGCGACTGCCGAAGCGGCGCTGACATCCGGGGCCACCGATGACAACGTAGCGAAGATTGGGGTGGGTGGGAATCCCACAAACCTGGAAGGCGTGCTCTACGACTGCTGTGTGTCGGAGGCGTGGTTGTGGTCGGTGATCTCCATGACCGGTGATCCGGACAATCCGAAGCGATCGCCGCGTGTCTCGATCCAGTGGGCGCGTGATCAGATTCAAAAGTACGGACGCAATTCACCGTGGGTGAAGGTCAACGTGTTCGGGGAGTTCCCGGAATCGTCACTGAACACGCTGCTTGGTCCGGATGACGTGCAGGAGGCAATCAATCGGAAGCTGACGGTCGATGAATACGAATGGGCGCAGAAGCGTCTCGGTGTCGACGTGGCGCGGTATGGCGATGACCTGACGGTGATCTTTCCACGGCAGGGACTTCGCGCATTCCTCCCGGCGATCATGTCGCATCCACGCGGGTCGCCCGTGTCGACCGACATTGCGGGCCGCGTGATGATGGCCAAGCGCAAATTTGGATCGGAACTGGAATTCTTCGACTCCACCGGCGGGTGGGCTGCGGGTGCTCGCGATATCCTGCACCAGGCGGGCCAGAGCCCGATCAGCGTGCTCTACAGTGCCCCGTCGATGGACAAGCGGTACAAGAACGTGCGTGCGCAAATCTGGATCGAGGGCACCAACTGGGTGAAGAACGGCGGCAAGCTTCCGCCGGTTCCGGAGCTGCTTGCGGAGATGACCACGCCGACGTATTCGTACGTGGGCGGACAGTTCGTGATCGAGCCGAAAGACCTGGTGAAAGAGCGGCTGGGACGATCGCCGAACTATACCGACGCATTGTTCGAAACGTTCTTCCTTCCCGACATGCCAGCGGCGCAATCTCCTCTCGGCCGCATGATCGCCGTGCGTGAAGCCGGACGCCGCTCGGAGAACGATTTTGATCCAATGACGCAGTCCGCAGATCCTTCCGGCGACTTCGATCCGCTCCGCGACGACAGGATTTAAAGTGAAACGAAAGCCAAGGCCGATTTTGAAGTTCCGTGTATTCCCGTCTGGAGGAAGCCTGCATTTCATCGTCGCCGAACCTGCTCAATCATTGCATCCAGTAAGGCGCGCCGATTCAACAGATCCGCCAAAACTGCTTCATAGTTAACCCGTTCGTCGCTGATATGGGATTGCTCCTATTGGGTACATCTGATATAAAAATCAACGAGGCGTTGGAGTTGAACGGCGGGTTTCCCCGCCGCCTCGCCCTTTTAAGGGGCTTCAACTTCTTCTCATACCAACACCGCCTCCCGCGGGTGGCTTCGGAAGAACTGACTAGGTAACGACCGAAGCCACCCGCGGGAGGCGGTGTTGGTATGAGAAGAAGTTGAAGCCCCTTAAAAGGGCGAGGCGGCGGGGAAACCCGCCGTTCAACTCCAACGCCTCGCCGTGTTTATATCAGACCTTAACTTGAGGAGCAATCCCTTATGAGCAGCAACGACCAAGCACCAATAGACTACAAGGCCGTACTGAGGCGAGAATCAAGGGACCGGAATTTGGACCTTGCGCACTACCGGAAATCCACCTGTATCGGAAGAAGCTTACGATGGCCGTGATCACGCATGAATCCGTTCACGCAGCGTTGGGATGGTTTCGCCGACGTCACGGTGAAGTCAAGGTCGAGCAGATGCCGGACGAAGAGTTGCTGTGCTACGCGGCGGACTGCATTGCATCGACGATCGTGTCCAAAGTTCAGCGCTTGTATCCGTAGTGGCCGACCGCAATCTCCTCTCGGCCGCATGATCGCCGTGCGTGAAGCCGGACGCCGCTCGGAGAACGATTTTGATCCAATGACGCAGTCCGCAGATCCTTCCGGCGACTTCGATCCGCTCCGCGACGACAGGATTTGATATCATCGGAGCATGACGATGGATCTCTACCGCATAAACGACGAAGGTGAAATCGTTCTCGTAGCCAAAGGCCCCGACACCTCTCTGCCGATAAACCCTCAAGATCCGAATGCGTTCTCGCTGGACGACGTGTTCGAAATCCTGTTCGACCTACCCCAAAAGTAGAAACCGAAGCACTCCCCCGAATGGCCTACGTTTGGCCTACTGTCGTGCCAACTATGTTTTCGTCCAGTGGCTGCAATCGGTGGAGTTATCCCCCATGATGCGCACCAATGAGCACGGCAACACAAGCGGCGGTATTCGGACGCGAAGCCCTGGAATCGTGTTTTGAAGAGGCGCTGCCGCTCCTGCATAAGCACTGGCAAGAGATCGCGTACTACCTCGACATTCCCCTGAAACCGAACCTTCCCAAATACCTGCTACTCGAACAGGTCGGCGCTCTGCGCATTTACACGGCTCGATCGGCAGAGGACTACCGGCTGATCGGCTATGCGGTCTACATCGTCGGACCCAATCTCCACTACAGCGATTCCATTCAGGCATTGCAAGACATCCTCTACCTCGATCCCGATTACCGGCGCGGACGGCTGGGAATCCAGCTGATCCGGTTTACCGAAGACGAGCTGCGTGGCGAAGGCGTGCAGGTGATTGCCCAGCACGCGAAGGAAGCGCATCCGGCGCTGATCCGGATTCTGGAGCGTACCGGCTATGACCGTCAGGACGTGGTTCTCACCAAGAGGCTGGACCGAGGATGAATTTCGCGAAGTACCTCATCGACAAAGTCACGTTCACGTCATTCCTCGTCGTCACGGTCGTGCTTGGTTCGTTCGGGCTGATCTTCACGCTGATGTTTCACGAGGTGCCGAAAGATTCTCAGGCCGTGGTCTACAGCCTGCTCGGAACGGTCGTCGGTACGGGACTCGGCAGCATTCTTCAATTCAAGTTTGGATCGTCGTCCGGATCCGAGAAGAAAACCGATTCACTGATCGCCAACATGGAGAAATAACAAATGGGTTTTATTTCGATTCTCAAGAAAATCGGCCTGGAAGCGAACAAATTCGATGCCCTCATTCCAATGGCCGGTCCGTTCATCCACGCCCTGACGTCGAGCATTCCTGATAGCCGCGTGGATCTGGTCACAGGCTACATTGCCGATGGTTTGCAGCTGGCCACACGGATTGTCACTGACGCCGAAATTGCTGGCCAGAGTCTCGAACTGCCCGGACCACAAAAGGCGAAATTGGCTGCGCCGGCACTCGCGCAACTATTTCTCGATCTACCGCAGTTCCGTGGAGAAAAGCCGAAAGATCCGGCTGCATTCAAAGCCCACGCCGTTGCGCTGGGTGGCGCCATTGCCGATTTGATGAACGACTTCGAGGGATAGCAGCGATGGGGATCACGACCGCGATTATCTACGGGGTGACCTCGGCGGTTGCCGGAGCGGCCGCCAATAAGCTCACCGCGCCAAAGATTAAAACTCCGGGCGCGCCACCAGCAGTTCCCGCACTGCCGGCGCCAGTTCCCGTCGAGACGGCAAAGGCCACGACAGCTGCAGGCACACAGCAGAAAAAGAAAGCGTCCGGCGCTGTCGGACGTAGCGACACCATCCTCACCAGTCCGTCGGGATTGGGCGCCATTCAACAGCAGAATTTGCAGGGCAAGACCCTGCTGGGGTTGTGATGAGCGCTGTGGAAGCCTACGAATTCACCGACAAACTGGCCGAGTACAACACGCTGCGCGGCGAACTGCTCCAGGATCGCAGTTCCTTCGATGCGCACTTCCGCGAACTGGCCAACTACATCAAGCCGCGGCGTACACGCTTCTTCACGTCGGACAAGAATCGCGGCGACAAGCGCAATCAGAACATCATGGATTCCACCGCGACGTTCTGCTGCGAAACGCTGAAGGCCGGAATGCAGGCGGGTATGAGTTCTCCGGCGCTGCCATGGATCAAGATCACGGTCGAAGACCAGAAGCTTGCCGACTCGGCGCCGGTGAAGGAATGGCTGCAGGTGGTCACCGACCGCGTCCACACCGCGATTGCACGCTCGAACATGTATTCGGTGCTGCCGACCGTGTACGGCGATGCAGGAACGTTTGCCTCGGCGGCGATGTCGATCATGGAAGACGATCAGGACTTGTTCCGCTGCTATTCCTATCCGATCGGAAGCTTTGCCGTCGGGATGAACGCGCGGCGCAAAGCCGACACGTTCTTGATGGATTACACGATGACGACGCGTCAGATCGTCACGGAGTTCTGCAAGCGTGGGCCGGATGGGAAGTGGGATCTCTCGAACGTATCCACGGCGGTCAAGGATGCCTGGGACAAGAAGCAATATCACCAGACGTTCGATGTGTCCTGGGTGATCGGTCCCAATCCCGAAGCCAATCCGAAGCGGTTCGGGTCCAAGTATCTGCCGTTTGCCTCCTGCTGGTTTGAGACCAACTGCACGAACCATTCGAAGTTTCTTCGCGAGTCGGGCTTTCATGAATTCCCAGTGATGTTCCTGCGCTGGGACGCCACCGGCGAAGACACCTACGGCACGGACTGTCCGGGCATGACGACGCTGCCCGATATCAAGCAGCTGCAGATGGGTGAGAAGCGCGGGCTCCAGGCGTTAGAAAAAATGGTGAATCCGCCGCTGCAGGCACCGACGTCGCTTCAGAACAAAGTGGTGTCGTTGCTGCCCTCCGCGCTGAGTTTTGTGGATGAGACCGCAACGGGCAAAGGAATCCGGCCGATCCACGAAGTCAATTTTGCGATCGATAAACTGGAGCAGAAACAGCAGCAGAAGCGGAACAACATCCGGCAGGGCTGGTACACGGACCTGTTTCTGATGCTCGCCTCGTCGGATCGTCGCGACATTACCGCCCGCGAAGTCGATGAACGTCACGAAGAGAAATACCTGGCGCTGGGTCCGGTCGTGGAGCACCACAAAGACGAACTGCTGATTCCTGCCTTCGATCGTATCTACGGAATCATGGACCGTGCGGGGCTGATTCCTGAACCGCCGGAAGAACTCATTGGGATGGATCTCAAGATCGAACCCATTTCGATGATGGCGCAAGCGCAGAAACTGATCACGGTCGCGGCGCATGAGCGATTCATTCAGGGAGTCTCCGCAACAGCCGCCGTTGCCCCCGATGTGTTGTTCAAGATCGACTGGGATCAAGAAGTCGACGATTACGGCGAAGCTCTCGGCGTGAATCCCAACATGATCCGTCCGACCAAAGACGCGCAAGCCGCGCGCGCGGAGGTCCAGAAACAGCAACAGCAGGCTCACGCGGCTCAGATGGCGGAGTCGGCAACGGCCAGCGCGAAGAATTTGTCTCAGTCCGATATGACCGGACAAAACGCACTCACTCAACTTGTCAACGGTGTTCGTGGAATCTAGGAGGTCTTCAATGAAAAAGTTTCTGCTTCTCTTTACGCTGATCGTCGGTCTGTGTATCGCGGCGAATCCACAGCCCGCATTTGCACAGGCATGTTCGGTGTCGTCCACGTTCACATCGGCCGGTACTGGCTCCACGGCGTGTTTCACCAAGGCGGGAAATCAGGTCCAGGTCACGATTTCGAACACGTTTGTCGGAACTTGGCAGCTGCAGTACTCCACCGACAACGGAGCCAGCTATCGGATTCAGGATACCGGAACGGGAACGTCCGGATTCGCAACGCCGAAGATGACCGCGGATGTGTTGTGGCGGCTGTTTCCGAGCGCGTACACCTCGGGGACGATCACCTACACGTTGCTGGATCTCTCGCAGAAGCTTGGACGCATCCGGTACCCGAATGTGGATATCGGATCGGTAGCCTACGGGTCTCTGGGCACCAGCACGGCGTGTTCGGCGACAGCCGAGCCGGTTACCGATATTTACGTCGGGGCCAATGGGATCACGTTTACAGGCCTCGGTGCGTTGTTGGGTGCAACGGGCGGAACCGATCCGGTGATCTTCATTCTTCGCGATAGTACCGGGACGCTGGTGGCGACAACGACCACGGCAGGCACCACGGCAGGGACAGCCAACACCTTTCAGGAAATCGCCTTCACCAGTCCGGTGACGCTGCCTGCCGGGCGTTACTACCCCTCAATTCAGTGTAACGGGACAACGGCGACATTCCGGCTGATTGCCGCATCGACGTACGTGAATGCGACCGGATCGTTTCTCACCAGCGTGTACGGAACGATTCCGCGGGTGTTGGCAATGCCCACGAC